GTGTCCGTTGTGGCTAAAAAAACGCCCTGTGACTTCTTACCCTTACTGAGATTGCATCGCTTACAGGCAGGCACAAGATTGTCAAGGCTCATTGGGTCACCACCACTAGCTATAGGTATTACGTGGTCAACCTGGCTAGCCTCTTGGCCACAGTAGTAACACACCCAGCCCCCAGCGTTCAACACCTGTAAACGCCTAGCCTTATAGCGCCTGTTATCTCTAGGGTCTTTAGCCTTCACTTAGTAATGCCCTACTTTCTTGTGATGATCTAAAGCCTTACAAGGATTGCCATAACGATAAGCAATATACTTTAAGCCTAAGTCTATCTGCTTATATGGGTTAGTCTCTTTCATCTTTAGCAGCTGTGGTATGCCGTATGCGCTGCTTTTAGGATTCTTAGCTTTAGGGTTCCATTGGCTTTCACTTCGCCATAACGTTACTAAACATCTATAAGACTTATCATCTAATAACTTCATATGAGCATAGAGTTTATAGCTCTCTATGTTTGGATCGTAAGCCTTTGCTGGCGTAATCCCAATTACACAATACAGCCCCACAAGCACCAAACATCGCCTGCGAGCTATCCGCCTCAGCGGCTCGCCAGCGAGTTGTGATGCTAGCGTAGGTGTCAAGCTACTAGCGAGTATGTGGATAAGTTGAGCGTATCGCCTGCGTGTCTTCCACAGGTTTTTGCCGGCTGTGGATAACTTCTGTGGATAACTATTTAGCATCCTTGCCCCAACCTGTGCCTCTAAATATGGCATCTACTGGGTCATAAATACGGCGCATATCAAAGCCACAACACTTAGGTATATTTACATCGTGTATAGATCGCTGCACCTCATAGCGTATTGAGCAGCTAATACACTCATACTCATACATCGGCATAAGTAACCAACAGGCAAACGCTCATTTTGCTACATACCTTGCATTGTAAAACCTTTACGTTAGCAGGCAGGTTATCTGTAACGATGCGCTCTATCTGCTCTGTTATTTTCTTACAGCTACGGCACTCAAAGCGTATTGACTCACTCATAGCTGCACCGCCTCTGCAATAGGCAAAAGGGCCACGGTCTTATCAACCTGGCCCTGAGAGTCAAACTCTGTTTTAGCAGGCAGCCTTTTAACTGACCACTTAACTGTTATCTTACGCAGGTTAAAGGCGTAGATGCCCTTAGGTGTTGCATTAACGTAAAAGGGTGTAAAGCCCAGGCGCTCGGCCTGTTGCATTAGCGCATCGTATTTATCTTGCTCTATGAGTAGGTCATCGTAATGCGTGTGCCTACACTTTAGCTCTATATGCAACTTATACAGGGTGCTACTGCAATCGTGGTACTCATATTGGTCAGATGACTTAGTTAGATCCTCTAAATATCGGCCCTTGATGTAGTTAAATAGCTCTTGCTCTGTGTCTATCATCGGCAGCCTTTGCAAAACCATATGATGTTTTCAAAGCTGTTTTTTTGGTAGCCAAACTTATCTAGCTGCGTGACCATAGCGCATTTATCGCATTGTTCAACCTTGTACTCAGCTGCTAGCTCACCGTCTATAAATAGTTTGCCTGTCATAGCCTGTAAATTGATTAGCTCGTATTGATCGCTCATAGCTTTAGGCCGTCCTCGCACTTTTTGCATAAAAAAACTACTAGGCCGTCTCTGCGGTCATATTCGTTTACCTGGGTATCGTTATCGCATATGCTGCAATTACTTACACCGCCATAGCCGCTAAAGCTGTACTGGTGACCAGTAGGCGATAGCCATTTATCTTTAGGGTTAATGGTCATACCTGGGGCGCCCAACCTGTAGAGGTTTGCATATACCAAACGGGGTCACATTGTGTTGCCTTGCTCTTTTCGATACAGCTGTAATTGCCCCACTCTTTGCCCGTCTTAGCGCTAGTGCCTGTACGCCAAACGCGGGCGCCGTGTTTACACTCAGGTTTGCCCTGTAGGTAGATGCCGCCTAGCTCGTTTTTAACAGCCTCTATCGTTTGTGCTACAGGTGTAGTAGCCCATAAATCATCGCTAACAGGTGCTACGTCTTTAGTGCTAAGCGCCTCTACCTTTTCCATATCCTGCTTTGTACTGCGAGCAATACCGCCAGGTGTTAGCAAACCGATAACGCGCCCGTAGGCACTTGTTACTGCGTTTTCTACCCAAAAGTGCAGATTAACGCCACGATCTGAACGCATCTCAAAGGCATAATCAACGGCGCTTGGTAGATAATCTTCATACTCTTTATAGGCCTCAGCTTTAACAAGAATATAACCTTTTGTTATGTCTATATCCTCGATATAAGCAACAAGGCGTAGGGTCGGGAACTCTAAACGAGCCCTAATAATCCTGGCGTTGACATCCTCATATCCCTCTAAAAAATTACTCATCGCTTAGCCTCAGCTTCTTTTAGCGCCTTAGCGATATTACGGCCACGTAGGTAACCTTCACCCAGGCCTACTTTGTAGCCCATTTCATAAGCTGCGTAGATAAATAAGCCCATAAATAGGCAAACCATACCCACCACTATTAGATCTAAACTGTTCATCTTTCGCCCTTTGTTAAGGCCGATAAGCTACTTATCCGAGTAGCCCTCTCGGCGTGTGTAGTTAAAGTATGAACCTACCCACCGACAAAAGACAACGCGACACGCCCTACTTACTAAGCCTGTCCTCTAGCAACAGCTCGTAAATCTTATCTACTCGTATCTCTATACGCTCAACCCTACCTTTAAGGTTATGCCCGCCGTTGCCGTCATCGCGTAACTCAGATAGGTAATACTTAACAAGGTGGCGCACAAGCCCAGCCATAAGCCCTGAAAGCGTAGCAATCCCCAACGCTACGGCTATGTATGCCTGGGCCTGTGACACTTACTTAGCGCCTATCCCTAATTGCTTTTCATTAGGTGCTATAGCTTTAAGTACTGGCCCAATTAGCCCAGCTAAAAAAGCATTAGCTAGTACTTTAGGGTCTGTAATACCTGATAGATACAGCGCACCCACGCACGATAGAGCTGCACGTAGGTAGGACAAGGCCGCAGCCTTTAGTTGCTCTTTCATTATTGCTCCTTCAATGCCCCTTAGTTGACCTGTTTTAATATAAATACTGTGTTAGTACCTGAGGCCACAATTCCATAAAGGCCTTCATTATCGCCTACGAGTAACTCCATTTTATCGTCAGTATCTAACTTGTAACCGTTTGCTGTAGTTACGTTGCTACCACCTATATACGTGGTACCGCCTGAGTTATGCACCCATACGGTTTGATCCATAATATTTGCAGCTACTAATAATGTAGCTGTAGTACCTACGCTTACTTGTGAACTAGTTGGCATTTTCTATCCCTAACTTGGTAATTAAAACCCTGACCTTTTCAGGGCTTAAAGCTATCTCAAAGTGCATTTCATCTTTTCTAGTCCAATCCCCGCCCCAGGTTAGCCCGTACTTTTTAGCCAGGGCACGGATCATAGGTACCTTAGCTGCATCAAACGTGCCTACCTTGCCTAAAGGGTGTTTAGTTGCGTTGAGGTCTATAGCTGTACCGCTGGCGTGGTTACTGAGTTTGCCTACCACACCTCTTACGTCTCTGTAGGCATAGCCCCAATCGTCAAACGTGCCGCCCTCTATAGGCTCTATTAACTCGTTAAACTCTTTAGCAAAGTTAATAAGCAACGGCGCTACCTTTTCAGCGCAACGGATTTTAAGGCTTGTGCCCTCTACCTTAAAAGGCTTAACGCCTATCTCAGCCTGATCCTTAGATGCTGGCCAGCCGTTGTAGCTCGTTTGCATATTACTTAGCAGTAGGCAAAGGTGCAGGGTCAGGCGGCATTAAAGCATCTATCTCTTTTTGAGTTAAACCCATTTTTTGATATGCAGCTAGTTTAGTAGCTTTTATATCGGCTAACTCTGTTTCTCTAACTGCCTTTTCTTGCTGTGCTGCAGTTTGATAAGCTAATAAATCTGCTACTTCATCTGGAGTCATTTCGCGTTGAGCGTTTTCTTTTGTTTCACCGTCAAAAGTATTTATTAAATGTGTCATTAGTTTTGCACTCCATATAGGTAATAGTTGCCGCTAATTGTGCCCGTTGTTGGAACGAGTCTAAATCCAGTAAAAAGTCTTGCAGTTGAGGCAGTGCACATAGCTAAAGTTGTAGTTTCAGATCCTGAGTTATTTAGCCCGTAACCAGCAAGAGCAGCAAAAGTAGAGCCTTGCCCTACGTTTGTTATTAAAAAGCTAAAATAATCATAATAACTTGCTGAAGTTTGTAGGTTATCGGCAATAATGTATGAGGTTGTACCTGTACTGCCGTAACTTGTTGCTGTACCGCTACGATTAAATCGCACAGCTGAGCCATAATAGTCACCTGTCATAGTAGTAGGGCCAGCGTAGCGATATTGTAAACCTAAATCTGCGCCACTTGTATTACCAAAAGCTCTAATAATTAACTGGTAACTGTCATAAGTAGAATTAAAAACATTATCTACTTCAACGCTAGACACTCCAGTAAAGGATGCGGCAGCAATTTTAGTTAATCCGCTAGCTGAGGCTGCAGGTGTTGCCCATTTTACTTTATACGGGCTAACTGTTGTATCTGCCGTTAACAGCTGGCCTGTTGTACCAATAGGTAGGTTATCGTAAGTGCCTGATCCTGTACCTACTACGATATCTCCACTAGCCGTAATAGTTGTAGCCATATCATTAGTGATAGTTACGGTACCGCTAGTGCCACCGCCGCTAATACCTGTGCCAGCTGTAACGCCCGTAATATCACCAATAGGTGCAGCTATCCACGCGGCCCCGTCATAGTATTCAGTACTGTTTGTATCTTTAAGGTATGAGTATTGCCCCTCTTGTGGTGAGGTAATAGCTGCCGCACGGGCCGCCGATGAGGCAAACACCAAAACGCCTTGCATTAGGTAGCCGTTAGTGTCAGCTGCCGTAAGTACCTCGCCAGTAGTAAAGGTCTTAAAACCTAATCCAGCTGCCATAGTCGTATCTCCTTAATAACTTAATACGCCGCTGTCAAGCAAACCGTATATGGATGAGTCTAATATAAAGCCGTCAATAATTGGCTCTAAAGTGGTAAGTGTTGTTTTCCAGCTGTTAGGCGTAATGCTTTGAGCTACGCCAAACACCTGCAAAGTCTTAGTTAACGTTGATCCGCCAGGCTGGTTAGTTGTGATAGTTACAGGGTCAAAGTAGTCAAGGCTAAGGGCTGCAATAATGCCTAAGTTGTAGTTATCGGTATAGAGGTCTAGCTGAATAGCATCGCATCGGATACTAGTCTCAGCCCTAGATGCCACGTATGCCTGTGCATAGTCGAGGGCCACGGCATCGGTTTGCATTAGTAGGTTTTGTTGGTTGTAGCTATGCACAAAGTACTTATCTATGCTGGGCTGGTTAATGGCTACCTGGGCTGTGCCACCTGTACGGGTAACGCTAGCAGAGTTGTAAACTAGGGTATCGTCAAGGCGCCACACCGCGTTAAAGTAGCCAATATCTGTGCCGTTATCGTTAAATACTGTAGGCGTAGCTCCTGTACTGCCAGCCGTCACGTTACGATCTTGAAAGACAAACGAGCCAGCGGCATCTACATACAAGGCCCCGTACTCGCTAGTCTCTACGGTCTGCATAGCTGCAAGGCTTGTGCGGGCTGTGCCTGGGTCTGCCTGCATAGTAGTTAAACCTGCATCAACATCACGCATAGATGCTGGCCAATCAATAGCATCTAACAAGGCGTTTATTCTTGCACCGCTAAGTTGACCCGCTGGGGTGCCTGCTACCGTACTGATCTGTGCGTTTTGTGCGAGTCTAAAAGCATCTACCGCTTGGATAGTGGTATAAACCACATCGTTAGCGTTTTTAGGTGTAGTAGTTGTATAGCTAGTAATAAAGCCTGAAAAGATAGGGTAAGTAACAGCGCCGTAGGTAGCCGTAATCTGCACTTTACGCATAGGCGTTAATAAGTTGTAATACGGCCCGCTTGGGTTTTGAGGGTTAAAATCGCCGTTTTGGTCAACGATACGCAGCGATAGGGTGCCCGTTTGGAATTGGTCAGCCTGGGCGTTACGGCCTCTAATAGTTTGGATGTTATCTACTACGTTGGATACGTCCACGATAACGCTGGCGCTATCTGCTAATACGTTTGTGCCTAATATGCCTGAGCCTAAAATCATAGCCTGCGCAAAGCTAGGGCCAGTACTAAAGTTAATAACAGCGTTTACTGTAGGTACTGTCATACTGCTATAGCCCCTGCGTAGGTAGTTAGGTAGCCTCTACGTGCTATCTCGTTCATAGCATTTTGCACGGCATCTACAATTATATTCTCATCACCGATTACCCCAGCGGTTACGTTAATTACATTATTAGTGTAGTTACGATCTCTATTTTGGTTAGGATTGAAGTCCACGCCTGCTACGGGTGCATTAAGGCTGTCAGGCATATCGCCACCTACGCCCAATACGTTAAGGTCATAGTTACGGTCTTTGTTTTGGTTAGGGTTGAAGGTAATGCCAGCATTGGACGTAGCTGCACCTAGCGTTGTAACGCCTGGGATAGTGAGCGTAGGGAACTTAAACTTAGCTAGCAGGTCTAGGGCAGCTTGTAGGTTAGACAGGTTGATTAGATCCGTTGACTTCATACCTGCTAAGACCCTGTTTATGTCTAGCAGTTTGGCATCTTGCTTTTGCAAAGCGCCTAATATTTTTAAGTCCTCGTTTAACTTGGCCGTAGCCTTTTCTATAGCTACCGTATCTTTAGAGGCTATGGCATCCTCTAGCGCGTTTATATCCTGCTTAACCTTTAGGCGCTGTACGTCATTGGCTATAGCTAATATCTGTGAGCCTGTAGTGGCTTTACCTAACGCCTCAGCCTGGCCTATAAGGGCTGCGTTAAGCTGGATTTTGTCCATATCAAAAACATCTGTGCCTTTAGCTAAAGCTAAGTTTGCTTTATCTAGGGCTAAAGTTAGTCTTTTATCTGCAAGGATTTTGGCTTGGGCTTTTGATTGCTCTTTAGTGAGCGTGGTTATTTTCTTTTGAGTACTTAAATATGAGCCTGATTGGATTGGATTTCTACCCATAGCTAGTGCATTTTGCTTGGCTATCTGAGCATCTATCTCATCTGCAACTTTATTAAAGTTTTTTATAGCACTTACAGGATCAGTTAATAGCTCAAAGATTGAAGGCACAGCGTTAGATAATCTAAAAAATCTGCCAAAATCTACAATTAAGTCACTTATAGCTTCTGCGTATTTTTCAATGTCACCAGTAGCATTATTAAAACTGCCGCTAGACTCTGTAAGAGCCTGGATTATGCCCTTGCCTATAACCTCTTTAGCATTATTGCCAGCAATAGTAAGTTTATTTAGTTGGCCTGCATAGCTCTCAGCGGCAGAGGATGCCTGTCCTGCAAACAGCTCGCTTAATCTTATCTGTATCTCCTCAAAAGATGAGGACGTTAATTCAGCTTTAGAGAGGCCCACACCTAAACGACCTAGGGAGGCATTATTACCAAGATAAGCCTTTTGTAGCCCCTGTGTAACTGTAGTTAAATCTTTGCCAGTACCAGCCGATATATCTAAGGCAAGGCCTAGTAGTGTAGTTGCCTTGCTAACTGAACCCGTGGCGCGAAGCAACCTATCCATAGCGGGGCGCAGCTGATCATCTAGCACACCCGTTTGCTTTTCTAGGTTGCTAATCATCTCATTAACATATTTTGAGGTGTTGCCAGTTTCTAGACCAAGATTTTTTAAGGTAATGCCAAGAGATCTGGCAGCGTTATCATCTTGTATAAAGGCTTTAACAGATGCCTTTGCAAAAGCAACTACAGCTGTAGTGCCAAAAGCAATACCAAAAGTTGAAGCTAAACTTTTTACACTTTTGTTTAACTTATCTGTAGCAGTTTGGGCTTGCTTAAAGCCTTTAGCATCAAACTTAGAGCCTATGTTAATATCAGGAAAAGCCATTATGCGGCACTCCTTAATCTATTGCCCTTAGCGCGCTGCTCAAATTGCATCGTAGT